CTTCCATGGTATAGAGGCACAGGGCTTCCATATCGAGGATGTAGGCGTAGTTGGTCTGGGAACCGGTGAGCGCACCAGGGGGGAGCAGGTCGTCCAGGGTCGGGTCGTACACGAACTCACCGAGGCCGAGCAGCGACGGGACGCCGATAGAGATATCGGTGCCCTTCGAGAAGCCGGTCTGGGTGAAGATACCCTTGGAGGTGATCTCAGCTTCGAGCTTCTCGAGGAAGCCAGAACCGCAGAGGATGACCGTGGGCTTGCCGCCGTAGCGCTTCAGCTGACGAACTTCCTTGCGCAGACCTTCAATGATGTTGGTCTGGCCGGCGACGTAGTCGAAGGTTCCGGTGCGGTTCTGCCAGAGCTTCTTGCCGCCCTGGAAGACCGTGTTGCGCGCGATACCGCCGGTGGTGCCGAGATCGTTCGTGGCAGCAGGCTTGATAAAGGCCTGAATACCAGCGATCTTCTTGGCGTCCGAGCCGTCGCCCCAGAACATCTGGTTGAAGCCACGGGACCAGCCTTCAGTCATATCGTCAAGTTTGGCCTTGAGGATGTTCGTGAGGACGGTCGCGTCGCGACCCGAGTGCTTGGAGGTGTTCTCGCCGGTCATGCTGTCGGTGACGGAGATGCCGTCGACCTTCAGTTCCGTCAGGGTGACGGTGATACCGGAGTGAATTTCCTTCCAAGGATACGAGACACGCTTCGTGTTCTGCGGGTTGACGTAGTTGACGGTTTCGTCGCCTTCGTAGCCCTGGATCGTGGTCGTGTAATCGAACACAACGGGCATGGTGATGTCGCCTTTGCCGCCGGGGAAAGTCTTCTGCTTCTTCGTGAAAAGGTTGAGCAGAGGCTTCTCCTGGATGGACTGAGCGAACGCGTCGCTCTTGATGTGGAAATCAAGGGCGGAGGCGATGGTGTTCTCGAGAATAGAGAATGAGTTGGCCATGGTAGTAGTAGTATTTTAGCGGTGAGACTGAAGGCCCATACGGATTACCTCGTCCAAAGAACGGGGGGCCGGACGGGCTTGATTGGACGACAAGGAACTGGTGGGAGATTTGATGGTGCTTCCACGTCCTGCCAGCGGTCGGAGCCTCGTATTCACGTCAGAGAGGGCGCGTCGTGCGACCTCGATCGCCTGATCGGGAGTCTGAGGCCGATTGCCAACAAGAAGCGTATTCACGCGTTCCATCACCATTTCGTATTTCGCGGACCAGTCAGGATCCTTGGCCTTCTCGATCTGCTCCCAGCTGGCGACGGCATCATGGATGCTGCGCTGGCGGGAAATGATCTCTTGCTGTTGCCTCTGCTCATCCGCTTGTCTCTGGCGGGACTCCGAAAGATCACGCTGCGCCTTAAGCATAGCTAGTTCTTTGGCAGTCTCTTCATCGACGAAGCCATCATCGACCTTGGCCTTGATATCCGGAGGCAGATAGTCTCCGGTAAAAGGCGCAAGCTTTTCGATGTAGCCCTGGAGCTGCTTGTAGGCATCTACGGGGTTTTGCTTCATCAAGGCCATGACGTGCATACCCTCGGCCATCTCGTCTGGCGTGAGACCGTTGGTATTCATGAAGTTAGTGATCTTGTCGTACTGCTCCGCCCTGGGTTTCAAGGCTTCGCGTTCGGTGATCATTTCCTTCCATCGCGGGTGATTGTGGAACGGCAGTTTTTCGGCCTGCTGGTTGCTGCTATCCTTCTGCTTGCTATCGTCCTGGACTAGCTTTGCATCGGAATCGCTGCTATCAGCGGGTACACTGTGGTCCCCCTCGTCGGACGAGTTCGAGTCAGGCTTATCCTTCTCATACGCTGCTTTCACAACATCGAGTAGGGTGGCCTTCTTATTAGCGTCCTTGTCGTCCGTAGTCGACGACTCTACGGCACTGGCTTTAGCGTCATTACTAGGTTCCGGCGTCTGCGCTGCCTGGGGCGCAGAGTTAACCTCAAGAGGTTGCTGCGAAGCGACCTCGGTCGTGGGTGAAGAATCTACCGACGAAGTAGATTCAGGCTGGTTTAGCGTCTCATTCACATTGCTCATGGTGTTGGGTGTTGGTGGAAAGTCAACTAAATGGCGTTAGCTACGCTTTGTGGCATACCGCCTGCCATATTAGGCGCCGAAACCTCGCTGGCCATTCCGCCGGCGTTACCTACGGGCATCTCGGGCTGCATGGCTGCAGAGGCGTTCGGATCAGAACCTGGGCCTTGGCCGGTCAGGTTCTTCTGGGAGTTCATGGCCACGATGGAGGGCAGAGTGGCGCGAACGGCTTCAGAAAGATCAAGGCCATCGTCCATTCGGCGGATAGCCTCCTTAGCGAGCCAAGTCGGGTCGATGCCCGGAATCTGGATTAGGGTCGGAGCCAGGCGTTCAAAGTTGGCAATATCAGATGCCTTGTTCGGGCGTCCAGAGCTTCCGGCCTCGATGGTGAGCATAAGCTCCTCGGATACGTCCATGGCCGAAATGGTCGGCCACATGGCACCAGGCCCGGCAATCTTCTTGGCCGTTTCAGGGTCCATCATGATCAGGAGCAGCTGACCGCATGCACGGCAAAGTTCGCTCAGGAAGCCGTCAAGGTCGTCCACGTTGGAGCCAAGCGCCGTCTGACGGCTGGACTCGGAAACCGACACTTCGGTCGCCGTGCTGTTAGAAGAACCGCCAATATTGGCTTCCTGCGATCCGACCACGCGCATCAAGTCTTCCATCAGCATGGAGGTGTCGTAAAGGGACGGGTCGATGCCGATAGGTTGGACGGGCTGCAGGATATCTCCGACCTTCTGTCCGGGCTGCAGGGAGTTGAGCTGGATGACTTCGTTCGGAGAACGATCCATCAGCTTGCGCACGTCGCCTTCAGACAACATGCCAACGGGAGTGACGTACAGCGGTCGGTTGGCGTTGCGGTGTTCGCGCAGGCGCTGACGGGCAAGATTGTATTCCTTCTGGATCGGCATCAGCAGACGCACGTCAGAGGGCGGATAGATTTCTTTGTCGTTTTCAACTTCGTTAAAGGCCAGGACAAAGAATGGCCAGAATCGCTTTAGCTTGATCTCAGGAGGAGCCGGCTCTTCAAGGAACTCGTTGTAGCCATCGGCTACGACTAACTTCATGCCGTCCTTCTTGGAGTAGATCTCCCATACGCGGACAAGTTCGCTTGAGCACTTCTCGTCTTCCGTGTGGCGCTTGGAGTCTTCCACCTGTTTGGTGTAGTTCGTACCAAGGTCGACAGAGTAGATTTCTTTTACTTCGTCGGTCGTAAGGATGAACTCCTGGGCGACCCACTCGGCGCCAACAAAGCCTTTGAGCTGCCGGCAGCGGGTATCTACGATGATGTTGGCGGAGGGAGGGAAGTCAAAGACAAGGCCTTCGTCGACGATCGCATCTTCCTTCATGCTATACTCCTTGAAGAGCATCTTAAGTTCTTCGTACTTGATGCTGTTTTCGTCGAAGAGATTGTCCTGGCTGTCGGCCATAAGCCGTTCTAGCTTGCGCATCTGCTCGGTAATGTCGGTGATCTTTTCAACATCCTCAGGGCGCTTGCCCATGACGCGGTGAAAACCAATCTTGGCAAAAGCCACGCCCGTAACGCAGGTCCGTCGGACCACTTGCTTCATTTGGTCCTTGATGTTCTGAGACTCGATGATGTGGCGGAATACGATTTCCATCGTCTTCGCAATCTTGTCCATGATGCGCCGGCGTTCAAAGCCTTGCTGCACGTCCTGCATGAGCGCCATGGAGTTCGGGTCAGGCATGCCCGTATTCTGCAGCGCAATGTCATTAGCGACCTGCGCCGACTGAAGCTGGCTGGCGTCACCCTCCCACATGGTAAAATCTATCGTCTCACGGCGCTTTGCGACTGCCTTGGGGTTCTTGGCGTAAAGAGATGCAACTCGCTGTTGGACATGTCGCTGCACAAGATTGGCAACGTATCGGTCGTCGCTTTCCGACTGCCACGGCCACTGCTTGCCCATCAGGAAATCCATGTCTTCGCGCATGCGCTTATGCGGACCTTCCCAATGCTTCTTGGCGCGGATCACGCGGTCCTGCCAGTCGCGAACAAGGGCTCGGCGAGCTACGGTCTGTTCCGGATCAATCTCTCGGATAATGCCGCTGAATTGCTTCTCCGGCTCCCCAAAAGGAGGCATAGCCGTTTGCTGCGGCTCCTGCATTTCGCTCATCTCGTCGTTTTCCATTTTTGATATGTTCATCAACTCCAGAAAGATTTCAACCTGTTTTCTCTCCATTCTTTCATCTTAGAGGAATATTTGACCCAGGCGATGCTGCCGGTCTTTGGGCCTACATCCAGCTTTTCGGAAGGCTTGTTGGCAGAAATCTGCAGGGAAAGCCCCATACCGATATGGGCCAGGGTGTCCACAAAGTCATCGTGACGGGCTGACGGGAACTTCAAAATCTCGTGCATAGCATCCTGCCACCAGTGCGCGAACTTGGGAAAGTAGACCTTTCCCATGGCCATACGGCCACGGATCGCCTGAGCTCGCGTCTGCTTGTCCTTGGCCGGATTGACCTCGTCAATGGCACAGTAGATCGATTCTTCCTGCATGCGCTTGCGCAGGAACGGGCCAATGGCCTTGGAGATGTGGCCCTTTTCCGCCCACCATAGCATTGGGCGGTGGCGTTTCATAAGGTCCAACATACCGTCGCAGACCACGTCGGTCTGGGCTCGGCGCCACCAAACGTCAGGAAGCACCCATATATTGTCGTCTTCATCTAGCCCAACAGTCATAAGGCACGTCTTGTCAGCGTCTTGCGCAATGGACACGGCGTGGTCAGAGGCGGCATAATACCTCAGGTTCTTGGGCAGTTGGTCTGGCGTGTAGGTCTTGATCCATTCTCGCTTAAAGTAGTCACCGTCATCAGGGGTGGGCTTGCCCTGGTACAATGCCGAAAAGCCACGGGAGCTAAGGCGCCTGATCTGGTCGAGCGATTCCAACGGGAACCGTTCAGGCCATAGCGCTTCACCAGGCTTGCGGCCCATGGGGTCGTCCTCGTCTGCGATTGCCGGCAGGGCTAGGACTTTCCAATTAACCGCCTCTTCAGGGTTAAAGCACGGGTTGGACTTGTCCGTCAGGCGACCGATCAGGTCGTCCTCATGCCAGCGCGTCATGATGATTACGACCCTTCCGCCGGGCATTAGGCGCGTCATGGCCACTTCCGTGAACCAGGACCACAACTTGTCTCTAAATGTCTTGGAATCGGCTTCCTCGCGGTCTTTGATGGGGTCGTCAATGATGAGCAGATCAGCGCCTCGGCCTGTTAGCGAGCCCCCCGTACCGACAAAGACGGCTAAGCCGCCCTCGTCCGTCTGGATTCGGTCGGCTGCTGCCGATCCTGAGCGCAACTTGCAGCCAGGAAATACCTGCTGGTAGACGGGCATGCGCATCGTCTCGCGCACCGAACGGCCAAAGTCCTGGGCGAACTCTTGATTGTAGGTCGCAAAAATCATCTGCCGATAAGGGTCTCTCCCCATGAACCATGCCGGAAACCTACGGCTCGCCAGCTCGGATTTTCCGTGGCGCGGAGGCATCGTAATAATCAAGCGGGGCATGCGCCCCGCTTCACACTCTTCTAGCGCAGCAGCAATGACCTCATGATGCTTGGCTGGAGCGTACCTAGACTTCAGGTGATTGTCAGGCTCTTCGTGGTCAGGCATTGTGAACTGGGTGAACCCAAGAAGGCTGCTCTTGGATTTCTTCAGTCTTAGCAGCCTTTCGGCTGCAGTGATCTGTCGGTTTAGATCCTGGTCTTCGGCCATTTTACTTTCGTTCAGTAAGTCCGAGTGCCTTGATGGCGACTTGAAGGGCTTCGTCGTTGTCGGCGATCAGCACAGGCATGGCCGTGACAATGTTTCCAGCGTGAGGAAACTTTGCGAAGTGACTGATGGTCTTCGACGCGGCGTCGTAGAAGACGCCGACCTTGCCGGCTTCCACCGGCGTAATGATTTTAGAAGGTGAGGACATTGACGTAGTTTTGATTGGTGTCGTAAACTGTGGTTACGTTGGCGCTGTACCAAGTTCCGTAAGCCCACACGGAGTGGTAGGAAGAAGGGCTAGAACCGCCACCAGATGAGCCGTCGTTGCCCTGCGGACCTTGCGGACCCTGGTCGCCCTTTTGGGCGAGCAACCCCCAGGTTCCATCACCTACATATGGCGTGTTGTAGGCGACGTGTCCAGATTGTGTAATCCAACTAGAACCATTGTAAGAAGCGGCGTCGTTCTGGGCGTAGTAAGTTCCATACTGCCATTCACCGCGCCAGTTAATCACGCCAGGACCTGCCGGTCCAGGCGGACCTTCCGGACCTTGCGGACCAGAACTGCCGTCGCTACCGTTGCTTCCGGCGTCACCAGTCGCACCGCGAAGGGCGACAATCTGCCAACTGCCAGGATATCCAATAGGATCGTAGCCAGCAGCTCCGATGAAGTTGATCATAACGTAGCTTGCACCCTGGAACGACACATAGTCGTTAGGCGCATAAGTAATTCCGCCGTCGTATTCACCGCGATACACCCAGGCATTGCCTGCCGGTCCCTGAGCGCCATTATTGCCTGGGACACCTTGAGGGCCGGTTGCTCCGGTCTGACCGTCGATTCCGGCTGGACCTTGGATACCCTGGATGCCTTGAGGACCTTGAATTCCTGCGGCGCCTTCAAGATTGATCGTCCAAGAGTTGTACGTTCCGCTTCCGGTGTGGTTCTTGATTTCGATGACGGCTACTCCGGTGGATGCGTCGTAGGCGATGATGTCGCCGTGCATGTGGTGCGCGGCGTCGTGCGCGACGACAACACTCTGCTGAGTCGTGTAGGCTAGGCCGCCACCGAGCAGGAAAGTCTTCGTTCCGTTGCCAACAGAAGCGTTGGTCGTGGAAGTGGTGGCGTACTTGTCTCCGTTGATCCCTTGGATTCCCTGAGGTCCTTGAATTCCTTGAGGGCCGGGCTGACCTGTCGGTCCCATTGGTCCATCAAAACCATTAGCTCCATTTTGACCATTCTGTCCGTCGTTCCCCCTTGCACCCTGTGGACCTGTTGCCCCTGTAACGCCTTGAATACCACGAAGACCTTGAATCCCTTGAATTCCTTGCGGACCGACTAAACCTTGAATTCCTTGAGGGCCGGCAATCCCTTGATCTCCCTTGTCTCCTTTGTCTCCTTTTGGGCCTGCAATCAGGCCAGAAGGGTCGATTGAGGTGGGTCTAATTTTTCCGTCATCTCGCTGGATTTCATTCAGGCGAGAGAGGGTATTGTTGAGCGTGGACTGAATGTCATTTAGCTCAATGTCGATCTTATCTCCGGGTTGCTGCGCGGTGGGATTCTGAACAGAGTGAGCAGTAAAATTGAAGCTACGCTGGTATGGATAAGGCTGCTGCGACATGCTTAACATCATGCCACATATGCGCCCAACGCAAGCCTGAACGCAATGTAGCACAAAGTTTTAAAACTCCACAGATTTTCTCGCGCGGGGGGAGATCAAAAAAAACCGAAAAGTTTGGGGGGGTAGGGGGGTGGGGTCGACCCCCCGAAGGGGGGTCGAGGTCGGTCGGGCTTCGCCCTCCCTCTCGGGGTCGAGCCCTCTCGCCCCCTCTCGCCCTCCCGACGCTGCCGCGAACCGCTCCCGACGATCTTCCGGGCTCGTGGCCGGCGTCGCTCCTGGCTGTCGTCAGCGCCTGCCCGGAGCTCGACGCCGCGAACCGCTCCTGGGCTTGGCAAGGGGGCAAGGCAGGGCAGGGCAAGGGGAAGGGGGCG